TTGAAGAATGGAACACCGGAGTATCCAGGACTAAAGCATACGGATTATTGACCGATGAAGGTAACTCAGCGGGAATATCTGTTCATGAATGTGATATTAATGGCAAGGAATATCCCGCAAAAGCAACAGCTCACTTGATCGTTGCCACCTGGAACAGCTATACTAAAAACTGCGGAGATAGAGCCGCAGAGCGTGCGGAGGGGGATTTGTTGGGGGAGTGCTTGGAAATGTTGAAAAGTTGCTTTGATGCAATTCAGTCGCTCCCCGTTGATTCATTAGGGGTAGGAAAGGAAGTAATTACAGCTCTCAATGGTGCGGCAGGAGAAATGACCTGGCCGATAAGGGATGAATTGCTAAATAACATTATGTCAATCCTCTCCAAAAGAAAGGAGGAGGTATGAATTTTGATGATCTTAAAGTAGCAGAGTTTAAGAGGTTGGGCCGTGGATGGTCTGGAGGAGGCACTATCGCAAATGGCAAATTCTTGGAAGCAGGGGGAAAGGAGACAGTCATTGCCATTAGGAATATCATAACGGGTGCAGTTGAGGGTGTAATTAACACTAATATTCCCACCAGCATCCATGACATCAGTTATGACCCGATTACCGAGACTATTTGGGCAAGTCCTGGTGGTGGTGCTACTGAATACTGGCAACTTAACATGGCAGGGTATAAGACTGGTTCAATCCCCCGACCCACTCACGGATATGGGATCTTTTTTGATAGAGTGGAGCCGGGGCGTTTGTGGGGTGCAGACCAGATTGGCAAGAAAATTGTATGCCTCTCTACCATAACAGGGCGGCGAGAACTTCCTGACCTTGCCATTGAGTTTTCTCCCAGAGGAATTGCAAAGATAGGGCAGTATTTCTGGGCAACTTACGAGGGTGGGGAGGGTGATCCGAACGGTGGTCATTTATACCGAGTGTCTCCCAAGGGAGAGACCCTTAATGATTTTGATATCCCAGGGTCAGTCGGTGACGACGGAGGACTTTCAGTAGACAGTAAAGGCCGCCTGTGGATGGTAGGGGGAAAGGGCCAGCCGATCTATTGCCTGGACATCAGAAAGGTCACGGGGGACGTTGAACCGGAAGAGGCGCCGATTGTCAACGACGATCAGGGCGGACTATACCACGTATTAACGGTTGATTATGTTCTCTCCGAGATTAGAGAAATAGAGAAAGCTATTAACGAATTTAAGAAGAATATAGGGGCCGCATGATGAAAGCAGTCGGAGTAGATCCGGGGCGCAGGACTGGAATAGCTCTGCTGAACCTGGAAACCAATTTATATGAGCTTGTCATTACTGTTGATGGTGACAAGGCCGAGAAGGTGATCGACGAAATCCTAGACAAGGAGGGGTCTTTAATCATAGGAATCGAGTATAACGAAGATACTCATATCTACGCCAGGCCAAACGTCACGAAGTTCGGGATGATGAAGATAGCTCAGAACGTCGAGAGGAACCGGGCCTATGCGCGCGAGCTAATTAAATACTTCGAGAGGAGGGTCGCGGCCAAGGTGTATTCGGTCAACCCAAAGAAGATGGGGCTCCGGACTAAATTAAGCAAAGAGGACGTCGAGGTTATATTCAAGTACCCCGCAACGAATAGAACATCTTCTCACTCCCGCGACGCGATTATGTTAGCCAGGGCAGCCGCCACTCTCTACGGGTGGGAGATGCAAGCCCGGGACGGTGGACTGCTGGAAGAACCGGGAGGTGCATCATGAAAAAATTAAGCCAGGAAGAGAAGAGAACTAAGATTTGTATGTATTTACTGAAATACCGCGAGGACCTACTGAGGCGACCGTCTAAGCACACCGTCGCAAAAAAAATACAAGAGGACCTTGGTTTTGAAACGTCGTATTCCACTGTTTGCAGGTGCTTGCAGTATTTGGAAATGGACTATAGGGCCAAACGCAGGCGGGCAAAGGTTGACGAATACGCATACAATGCTCCTCCGATCGCGGGGCAGAGAGAGCTCCCGATCCCCATTGAGCAACAGGACAAGGGAGAAGAAGACGTCCTGTGGGCCGTGAAAGAACTAACGACGTATGTCGCGATGATAGAAGATACGTATGACCGACGATTAAAGGATCACGCCGCGGTAACTGCGATGATGGCTAACAAGCTCGAGGATATAAGTAATGATGTCCAAGGGGTACTGAACGACCTGGCAGTTCTCCTGAGTGCCCAAAAGCCAGACGACGGACGTGAACACGATCCCTGCCCGAATCCAGAGTAGACGACTGTTCCTGTCTTTTTTAACAGAGGGGAGAACGGATGACCTACGACATAAATTGTGGCCTGGGGATCTATCCGACGCCGGCTGATCGGTTCGAGGATAGGGCCCGGGTCAGGAGAATGGCGATACGCGACGAGAGAGATCTTCATGCAATGGTAGAGGAAACACTAGGAATAAAAACAGGAGGTAGGGATATGGAAGTGCCACTCGAGTATCACCCCGACATGTACTGCATCCACGGAGGGAAGGGCGAGGATCCCCGCGACAAATACCCAGTGAAAATAGTTAGGGTGGAGAATGGATTCACCGTCGATGTTGGTTGCAAGCAGTTCGTGTTTCACGGAATACCAAACTTAACCCGGGCGATCGACGCCTTCTATACGGATCCCAGGGCAGCGACCGAGGAATATTCCAGGAAGGAGACTCCGAAAGATGGGGAATGAGTACCAAGAGTATCCTGAAATAATCCCAGAGCAAGAGTGTCAGATCGGGTCGCTAGAGTGGATCATGCAACCGTGTAGCGATCGGGAGAAGATTGTCCTCCTGGCCTACTACCTGGGAGGAATGACGCCCAGGGCGATCGCCAGGCAACTTAGTAACAAGAAAAAGGGTGACGGTGGCCCGATCAAAGGGGTCACCGTCACCCGGTATGTCAGGTCGGCGCGAATTAAGTGCCACCGACACTTGTCTATTCCTTAGGGGCGCAGGCCCTGGCCATCCGTGAGTAGGTCTATCAGACCTTCTAATTGCCTTGAGCCCTCCTCTTCCTTCCTAATCTGTTCTCGGGTGACATGGTCCCGGTAATATTTTAAGGTGTTTATCCTGGCAGCACTTCCGGGGGCTTCACTCGAACCCTCTTCCATTGCAACCATCGCGTCTATTGCTCCGAGTAAATGTTTAGTCTTCATAGTAATAACCTCTCCTTGCTTGATTGGCTGCTACGGCGCCGATGTAATGATATGCTCCGTTTCCCAGGTAAACTCTCAGATCCTCGATGAACCCTACTCGATTGTATTCTAACTGTTCTATTGGATCGCTGGATCCGTACGGCATTGAATATGGCCTATCTTCTATTTCTCTATCCCTGCTCATAGTCTCTTCTCCTTCTTGTCGCGACTAGCACTTGATGGGGTTATCCTTCCGGGCCTTCTTCCACTCGTTCCAGGCCAGTAGCTCCGGATCGTCGTCCGCGCCATGCCTATTATTGAGTGCGTTCTCTAAAATCAAAGCATCGTGGTGACGACACATCTTAACTGCCTCCCTCGGACTCTTGGCCACTGAGCACCCGTCGAACCATCCCTTTCCGTCCAGGAGTTCCAGGAGCTCGTTGTCGCCCCAGCATTCGTCGATCGAGGAGCAGGTACCCCGTCCGACTAGCTTGTCATCTCGAACTGCTTTGATACGCGGGTCTTCCTGTCCCCATCCGCAAGCGCACTGCTCCGGAGCTAGTCCGCAGATATGACAGACTCCAATCTCATCCGCCAGTTCCCGGTTAATATCAGCTTTCTCTCCATCTCTCTTCTCTCTCATTTTGCCACCCTCCTTTTGGTTGGCAGTTACTAGGTTGTCCCCCTCGCCAAACCCACCGCACACCTAATATCGCACACAAGCAAATAGTAGTCAAATAAAAAAGTAAGAAAACTTGCCAATACATAAAAGAAAGAATATCCGCTATACATTCCCCACGTATTATCCGCAATTTGGGATAAGGTTAAGGGGGCACTATATGCCAAAAGCTAAACCCAAAAAGACAGTGAAGAAGGCAGCGAAGGCAACTCCTGCCAAGGTAAAGACTAATCCCAAAAAGAAAAAGCACCGGCCATTAACACAGCGACAGATCCAGCTCGCGAACAATCTAAGGAAGACCGGCAACGTAGTCGAGGCCGGGAGAATGTGTAATCCGCCGTATTCGGCAGACTCAGTGTCTTACAATGCAGTGGCTCGACTAAGGAAGCACCCTGACGTCAAAGAGGCATTTCTGCGCAACGAGAGGCTGGCGATAGACTCCGTGGTTGATTATCACGCAGACCTTATCGAGGCCACCAGGATAGTCGGGTACATTACTCAGTATGCGTCCGACAAGGACGGGATATTGCTCCGGGTCCCGGCAGGTATGTCGATCTCTAACGACTTCGTGGAGGTCCCAGACTGGCACGCTAGAGCAAAGGGAATACAGCTATTCTATAAGATCCGGGGCGATATGGTGGATCGGGTCAAGATCGAGGAGGAGTCCAGCGACCAGGAGTCCATCGAACGGATCGCGGGGACTATGAAGAGCCAAGGGAAAACATATAGATCAGTACGTACTCACTTCAAGCACCTGGGGATATTGCTACCGGCGCCTGCTCCGGAATGGTGGGTAGAGCTTTGACGAGTCCTGTACTACAAGCGGAAGAGAGGATAATGACCGCAAAGCAGCTCGAGGAGTTCGCCGAGGATCCCTTTCTCGTCATAGATCGAGGTTGGCTCAAGTGCCGTAGTAAGGCCGGGGGCCTGGTCGTGTTCAGGCCGAACTGGGTACAGCGCTTCCTCCTCTCGATCGTACGGCAGGGGTGGAAGAAGAGGCTGAATGTAAGACTACTGATCGTTAAGTCTCGCCAGCAGGGCATCTCAACTATCACGATGGCGATCCTGTATTGCATTGCGATCGTTCAGCGCAACGTCAACATCCTGATATGTGCGGACTCTGCCACCAACTCCGAGTACCTGTTCGAGATGGCCGGTCGGTTCCAGGACCATGTTAATAGGTGCTTGCCAATATCCCCCACACTAGAGAGTGACAACAAGAAGAAGATGACCTGGGCGGACGAGCAGGGAGATACGTCAATGCTTGTCGATAACTCACGGAACAAGAGTTTAGGGATAACCAAGACTTGGCAGCATATCGAACTGTCGGAAATCTCTCGATTCTCCAGGGGAGAAGAGATAATGGGAGCTCTGATCCCCGCTATGCCAGATCTCCCGGGCGGAAGGACAACGGCATTCCTAGAATCTACCGCAAAGGGGGCCGGGGGGATCTTTTATCGGATGGTCCAGGCTGCCAGAGCAGGGCGTGGCGCCTTTCAGCTGGTATTCCTACCCTGGTTTGCAACTGAAGAGTACAAACACGCTGTTACGCGCGACTTTAAGCGCACCCGAGAGGAAGAGGACTTCGTCGAGAGGTACAAGGACGATCCCTGGGGACCGATTAACAATGAACAACTCCAGTGGCGCCGGGATAAGATCGAGGAATACTTGGCTATTCACGACGACCAGGACGTAGCCCTGGGTTTATTTCTCGAAAACTTCCCATCGAACATCAATGAGGCTTTTGTTGTTTCCGGGAATATGGTGCTAGTAGGGTGCGGTCCTATCATCGAGAAGAGGATCGAGGAGATAGATCCGGAGTTCGGGCAGCGTGGCCATCTCCAGGTCGCGGCACACGGACGGGTTCTCTTCCAGAAAGAGGAATACGGGATCGTCAAGATCTTCCGGCACCCAGTGCCAGGAGAGATCTACGTCATCGGCGCCGACATAGGGGACGGGCTCACTTCCGGGGCCTGGTCAACTGCCAGCGTGTTCCATCTAAGAACAAGGGAGCAAGTAGCCACAGTTCGATGCAAATACCCCCCCGACGTATATGAGGACGTGTTATTCGCGCTTGGAACGTATTACAACAGGGGACTGGTAGCTCCGGAGTGCAATAACATGGGGGCGGGGGTTGTCTCTGGGTTAAGACACGGGCGCAAGCACCGGGAACCGTACGAGAATGTATTCAGAACCAACCAACTGACCAAGCTGACCTTCCAGAGGACGCTCAGGTGGGGATGGAACACCACTACCGGGACTCTGCCTATTATGGAGAACGACATGGCCGACTTCGTGAGGTCGGAGATCAGGCACATAAATGACATTGTAACCCTGGATGAGATGTTGACCTACGTGAGGGACCCAGAAACAGGAGAGCATAGGCCACTATCAGGGAATTACTCCGACGCGATGATTGGAGCGATGATTGGAGTACAGCTATTAGAAACGTCCCCCTGGGAGGACCAACCAGATCGAGAGGGTGATGCTGCGGACTATCGAGATCAGGGACGGGCCGAAGCACAAAACTACGCAGCTGGAGGTAGTGGCTATTAGCATACTAAACACAACCAAGCTGAGTGATGTACGGAGAATATCCCGCCGCCGAGGTAGCACGGCAGGAATAGTATTCGAAAGAGACAGAATACTGCGACCAGGCGGATCGGCCACCGGGCGCAGAAGAGCAGAAAAGGAGATGAAGAAACGAATTCTGCGGGCGCTGAAGCGACAGTAGTAACAGACAATAAGAGTTACATTGGGGCGCCACCGGATGTAATAGAGGTGGGGGAGCATATCAGAAGTACCTTAATTGTGACCGCAAACTCCGGGCAACGAAAGGCATACGAGAAGGAGCTCGACAACTGGGAACTAAGAGTAGAGGCCAAGAGATCTGTTAGTGGGTTATCCCTGGGGCCGGACCCCGAAACGAACCCAAAGAGACGACCGTGGCCAGGATGTGCCGACGTGGCGATCGGGCTGGACGCGATCGTAATAAATCAGCTCATACCAAAAATGGAGGCCGCACTCACTCTGGATCCAATGTTCGAGTCTTACCGGCTGGTAGGGGAGATATTCAAAGAGGCCGGGGAGATAGACAACCTATACCAGCACCATCTAGTAACCAAGGGAGAACTAGGCAGGATACTGTCAGAGGCGATCCCGATGAGCTACAAGCTGGCAGATCCAGTAATCAAACCGTATTGGGAGGTAAAGAAGCGATACGTCGAGGAAAAGCGCCGGTATCTTCTGCATAAGAACGGAAAGAACACAGTAATCCTCCGCGATCCGGACGAGGCTCCGATCGAGGTGTATCACGAAGAAACCGATTTAGTCGATCTTATTTGGCATAGGATCATCCTCGAGAGTGGTGCACTAAGAGAAACCGCCATAGCGTTACGGGACCAGGGCCTAGACGATCCCGAAACGGTGATGGCTACACTCGGATACAGGTTCGACAACAAGGCCAGGACGGTAAGGGTATTGGAGCCCGGTCCATTGACCAAGGGAGTAGAACAGAAGGAAGTTACCTATACCGTAGGGGAGAAGGCAGTCAAAACATGGGTTACCTACTCGGAGGGGATAGACTTCGATCTCTTCCACCCAAAGGACGTATTCCATCCGAATGATGCCAGGACAAACGATACCCAGGCGCTGCCGTGGATGTCTTTCAAGCTCCACGTCAATGAAGCGTGGCTGCGAAGAAGGATTAAATCCAGGGAAGAGCCGGATGGTTTCGACGCCGAGGTGATAGAAAGAGTTATTATGGCGCACCAGGAGAAGAACCAAGAAGAGGCACAAACTAAACCGATAGACATCTTCGAGTTCTACGGGGCTACTACTATCGGTGAGGACAACAAAAAGAAGGGTCGGGAGCAAGAGATCATTGCCTGGTACTCTGAGGACGCCGGAGAGGTGCTGAAGTATGTCCCGAACTTTAATTGTCGTAACGAAACCAAGTACATACGCCCGATGTTCTTAATCCAGGTTAGGCCGGAGGATGGCCGGTATAGTGGAGACTGTGTCCCGGGCAGCATCAAGGGATACCGCGATGTCATGGACGCACTAGCCAACCAGGCGTTGGATGCCGGGTCCATTGCCAACTCCCCCCCGGTGATCGTATCGAGTCGCAGCTTGCTCGACGCGGAGAAATACTCATGGGGTCCTGGTTCGAGGTGGTATGCAGACTCCGCGAAGTTCATGGAGCTCTTCCGTCACGACAAGAACCAGATCGTCGTATTCCAGCAGATACAGCAGTTTACGCTATACATTCAGCAGCTATGGGGCGCCAACGAAACCCTGTCCGGAGTACCGAGTCAGACCAGTAAGACCAAGACTCTCGGAGAACTACAGATGAATGAGGCGTTCGGATCCCTGATGTTTGATCGCCAGGTGTCTTCTCTCGCCCGGTCTCTAAACGGGATGATGGAGTACATCCGGTATCTCTATAAGCACCACGCAGGAGCGAAGGGCCACAAGTACGTCAGCAAAGAGAAGGTTATGCTCGACGACCAAAACAAGAAGATGGGTGAGGTGCTTCGGGTCAAGACTCTAAAGAGCCAGGCGTTCGACGGAGAGATCACCACGACGATCCGGACCAGGCAATCCGATGCCAAAAGAAAGGAAATGCTTCAGAATATAGACTACTTGGGCACCAAGATGGCGCAAATGGGCTTCCCCGCTATGAAGTCGCCTCAGTTTATGTACGATATGGTCTTATTTATGACAGATAAACTAAATATAGAGAAATTCCCGCTACCAACGCTGGACGAGATCTATCAAGAGCAAGCGAAGATGGCCGCGATGGCCGCAGAGGAAGAGAAGAAACAGAACTTCAAGAAGATCCTGGACGGTGTCCAGAACAGTAAACTACGGTCGCAGTTAATGGACCAGGCCGGTAACGCGGGGCTATTAGGATCCCCGCAGAGGAGTGCACAATAATGTTTAACGTAGAACCCCCGACGCCCCAAGAGATAATGGGATACATCATCCCAGAATGGGACGGAGCACCTGATGACCTGGTTACGCTAAAGATAGCGGAAGGGCTGAGGGATCTGGAGTCCACTCCAGCGTTTAAGTTCATATTGCACCTGATTGCTTCAGTGTACCGAGATACACTCAATCAGCTCGCCAGCCCGGCTCCCCAGGCAATGCACCCCGACATACTGAAGGGTAGATTATGGGGACTCGGAGAAGTTATGGACGCCAAGACAGCGATACAGTTCGCAGCCGAAAGCATATTGACCAGGAACCGAGAAGAATCGGAATACAAAGTAGATCAACCAATCTAAACCTCACGCCCGGCGGCGGGCGCTATAAATCCCCGTAGGAGGCAGTAAGATGGATACAATTATAGACACTAGTCAGCGAGGGGATGTTCAAGGTACGGGCGCGGGGTCACAGATCCCCCCCCAAGGCGGATCGCAGACACCGCCAGGAAGTGAACAAGGTGAGGGAGTGCCGTGGCATAACGATCCAAGGTGGAAACAGTTCCAACAGGAGAAAGCGGAGCTCGCAGCCGAGAAGGCCAGAATCATTGAAGAGGGCATCCGCAGGACAGAGGACGAAAGGCTAAGGAATACCAGCACTGGAATCCCTATCCCGGAACCGATGATCGGGCCGACCGATGAAGAACTTAGAGAGTCCGGTTACACCGAGGAGATGGTTACGCTTATGAAGGGAAGCCTGGAGGCGGCGATACACAACGATCGGCGCAAGATGGCTATTAGCTTTGACGAGAGCAAGAAGAAGGAAAGATCGGATGGAATACTTGCCGATCGCGCTGTCCGCGAAGCTATGATTGACGCAGAAAAAGAATACGGTCACGGGGAGTTTGGGTCCCTGGGGGATGAGAATAGTCCTCTGAGAGTACGGACCCAGAAGATACTTCGTGGCAAAACAGTAAATGCACTCAATGTGTATAAGGCGGCCGCTATGGCAAGTAAAGAACTTACACAGGCGGCATATTTATCCGGTAATAATAACCTGGGAGGCGAAAACCTCGTTAGCGGGAGAAGTCCCACTGGCGCGATAATTCCTCAAGCGAGAGCAGGATTTAACCGTGTAGATCCCAAGGTGTACGGCACCTGGAGCAGGGATAAGCAGCGTGAGTATGATCGTGCTTCGATTGGATTGCCTCCCGAAGAATAAAACGGGAGTAACACACAATGACCTACTTAAATACCACAACTAAAACCAATTTAGACTATGCGATCCCAGAGATGTGGGCGCCTGGTACTCAGATAGACGCTGTAAAGCGTTCTTTCTGGAGCCACCTGAGATCAAGTCACACCAGATCGTTTAGTCCTATTATTGAGAAGGAAAATTTCGCGAAGGGAAAGGGAGATGTGATTCACTTCCAGACCGTTTCTCGCGTATATTCCCGGGGAGTAACTGGAAATACCACCCTGAAGACCAAAGAAACAAAATTGCAGATCGGGCAGTTTGACCTTACGGTTGATTGGCTCCGTAACGCGATGGCGTTTGACGACCAGGGATCACTCGAGGCGAACTTCTCCGTCCAGGAAACTATCAGGGAACTGATGACAGACTGGATGGCCCGCCGAATTGACGATGACCTTATGCTCGCGCTGCTTGACCTGGCTACTCTTGGGTCGAGTCTCGATCACCTTTACGGTGGTGACGCTGTAAGTGACGCTACTATTGATACTGGCGACGAGCTGGGTGTGTCGGAGATCGAGCTCCTGCGGTTAGCTTTGATCCGGAAGGGCGCTCGCCCGATCGGGATGGAAAGTGTTGATGGCCGGTCCGTTCCCATCTTCGGGATTGGTTACGACGAGATCTCGGACTTCCGCCTTCAGCAGGATAGTCAGTTTGATGACGCTGCGAAGTATGCAGCCGAACGCGGAAAGACTAACCCGATGTTTACCGGAGCTAATTTCTTCCTTCGCGGGATGGCGCTGTTCCCCTATTACTCGATGCACACTGATTGCGTCCAGGGGACCCCGTTACGTCCGGAGTCGGTAGTCTATACCGATGGGGCAGGTACCGATCTAACTGACGCAGCTACGACTATCCTGGTCGGGGTTAGCGGCGACAAGAAAGACTACCTTCAGAACTTTACTACTACCGGAAGTATCCTGATCGGAACAGAAGAGATCACATATACAGGAGTAAGTGAGGACAGCGAGGGTTGTGGGTATGCTTATACTGGGTGCACCCGCGGAGCAAATAGCACCAGCGCGGCAGCACACGCAGAGGGCGCTCTGATAACCAACCGGAACATTTCTCACCTGATCGGGTTTGGAGCTCATATCGGTTGTCGAGGGTGGGGGATGAGAGCTACTGCAATTTCCGAGGTCGAGGATTATGGATTTGAACACGGTTTGGGCCTCAAGGCTATATTCGGACAGTGTGCCGTTAAAAGACGGGACGGAAAGATTCCGAATTATGCTGTTATGTCCGTGTACTCTGCCAACCCCTTGAACGCCAGCAATATATAGAACCCCGGGAGGGTTAGATAGGAATGGCGCCGGTGGGGGTCGGCGCCATTCCTCCTCCCCATAGAACAAATCAATAGTGAGGTGATAGAAATGACTAGGCATAACAAAACCGATAACCGGAGGGTGTATGTCCAGTGGCAAGATGTAATTCAGGCCGGAAACTATATTATCAAGACTGGTGACATGGATCCTGCCACAAGAGTATGAACTAAGATTACATTCCTTCCTGTCAATGATATGATTACCAAGATCCGGAGAGGAGACTTCTCCCGGCTGGCGAAATCATGCGGGGACAAGGTCCGTATGCTCGAGATCGACGAGGTTCCCGATCGCGTGAGGATGGTATTTGATTCTCGCGATGGGGCTCTTGCCGCCAAAGAGGCAGCTATCGTAGCCAAGAGAGCTGGTGCAGCCAGGGCCGCCAAGAAGAAGGCCACGAAACCGGCTACTCCGACCACCCCGAAGAGCGTAAAGAATGCACTGGCTAAATAAGGAGCGATTATCGTGAAGAAGATTATATTGATTGTGGGGTTGCTCCTGGTTGTGCCCACTGTTTTGATGGCCCAGACGCCAACTCCTTCGCCGAGTGTAACGCCAACGCCGACTGTAACACCGACGCCGAGTGTAACGCCAACGCCGACTGTAACACCGACGCCGAGTGTAACGCCAACGCCGACTGTAACACCGACGCCACAATACACGCCGGTGCCTCCCTATGAGATCCCCGATCAGCCGGTGGTTCTTTATTATGAGTACACTACCCAGGTTTCAAACCAGCTACTGACCAATACCGAAACCTTTAGACCGTGGAAAACTCCGGCTGGAAGGAGACTGATGATTACCGGAATATCCTGGTCCAGTCTAAGCGCGGTAGACGGTCTATTAGAATGGGACAAGTCTCCCACTGATAGATACGTTGATAGTGTTAAGCTCGGGGCAGCCGGCCAGAAGATAGAATACTTTGACCCTCCTTCACAGGACGAGGGCGGGGTGAGTCTAATTCTAACTACTGGCGCCGCATCCGATGGTGTTGTTAGGGTAAACGGAATCTTAAAGTAAAGCAATCCCGGCCCCGGTGATAATCATTGCCGGGGTTCGGGATCTTTGTATTTAATGCTCAGGAGTAATTGCGATGCCGAATGGACTTGACATCATATCAGAAGCAGACTTTATCAAGGCAGACTCTGACACAGCACGAGGATGGAATTACAGGACAATGATTTCGATTGGCAAACAGAATCTCCTCATCCAGAAAAGCCTCGAGAAGTTAAACGATCAACTTGAGAAGTCAGTCCTGGATCATGATAGCTGCCCAGGCAGAAACTATAAGCCGGTAGTGGATAAGGTGCTGGTAGCTATAATGGCACTCGTAGGAGGATTTGTAGCTTTCTTTATCGCTCTTAAAAGCAAAATGATAGATGCAATGTAAGGACACTAGGGGGACCCATATATGACCACTCAGCGCAACTTTGATACCATCACACAGACTGTCGCCAGGCGCAGCGATAGCGTAACCAACGCTGGCAAGACCAAGGCAAAGGGGTTTATCAATGACACGATCGAAGAGATGGCCGAACAGAGGGATTGGTCATTCTTCCGGATCCGGTCATCGGCCCTGACTATGGTAGCAGCTCAGTATGACTATTCCCTTCCGACTACATTCTCCAGGGTAGATAAAGTGTTTTACAAAAGCTCCGACGGACAACCGGTAGGACTCGATCCCCTTACCGATGATAACTGGTTTGATACTATCAATGAAGAGGATCCTGGTACTCCAAGGTTCCATCGGTATCTTGACCAAGAGTCCACCACGATGCGCCCGAAGCTCCAGATCGGGCCACCCCCATCAGCGAGCTTCATATCGAGATACGGATCATACCTGTACGCTGAGGTTTATAAAGAAGTTACCACCCTGGTTGAGCCCGAGAGTTACCCCGACTTCCCCGCGAGGTTCCACAAGGTAATCGAATGGGGAGCCGCCTCGGCGATGTGTCTTGACCAAGGGGACCAGGTAAAGGCCGATAGATTCTACGGGAAGTATATGGGACTCTTGGACCGACTCATCCTCCTGGACAAAAATCGGTTCATTAGGCAGCTCACGATCCCGGTCCAGCCAAGCTCTACAATATATCCACAAAGGTGTCGTACTAACCTGGGGATGGCTAGCGATTATGGCGAATAGAAATACAACTCCCATTCAAATCGACGTATTGTCCGGGGTAAACTACGATGAACCCTCGATGCTACCGACTGAACTCCGGGGGGCTAAGAATATCTTCGGCGAAACAAGAGGATTCTCTGTTTGGCGCGGTCGCGCTGCCTGGGCGAAGGAGGTTGGACGGAACACCTTCATCGAGAGGGTTGTTTGGCCCGACGAACATACATCATATGTCCTTCGGGGACCGGATCTCTTGCTTAGTCGAGAGGGGGCCAACTGGCACGATCTCCTGCTTGGGGACGCAGAGAATGTAACCAAGCGGGAAACCATTATTGCCGAATCTACCGCAATGGCCGAAGATCTAAACTATGCGATTGTCGACCCGGATATGTCGGCCGCGGCATTAGTGGCAGTGCAAGAAATAATAACCAGCCTGGGAAACGGGGAGGACGTCACGGACCTTATAGACCCTCTGCCGGATAGTATTTCCAGCCTCGACGATGGCGATCCTGTCTTGGTGCTATGGAATGACCTTGTCGCCCTAAACTCTGAGGCAATAAAGTTTGACGGGCTAATCAATTCAGACCTAACCTTTGATGCAGATGGGCGCAATCCAACTCATATAACCCAGTATCTACGCAATCAGTATATTGTCGGGACCAATTACAAGAGAGATCAAGCCTGGTACTGGGATGGAAAGCTAACTAACCCTGCGGGAGAGCTTGACCTGGTCAGACAATACCGGTATATGCATGAATGGGCGTCGTCCCTCTGGGGTATCGGATCGGAAGAGAATCCCCTGATGCTTGATAAATATCCACTGAACGCGGTCCCGTGGAAAATGGGGGAGCCGGACTATTACGACGTTAGAGATGGACCCGCGAGTTACCTGGTGGCCTGCCAACCGCTGGATCGCCGGTATCAAATAATCTGGGGAAATGTGGGTATCTGGATAATGGAACGATCTGGGGGGATCATCCCCTTCTCGTCCCCGCAGCTACTGAATGGATCCTGCGACTGTGTGAGCTTTCAATCTATTGTCCGCCTTCCGGACAACTCCTTTGTCTGGGCAGGCCGGGATACTATCTGGATGTTGAGCGGGCAGAAAGTCTACGATATTGGCCGCAGCATGGACGAGAGGGGCGCCGAGAGGATCCGGGCCTACTATACGCAGAGAAATGTGCATGATGGGTTCATGGTTTCCGCCGGATACGACGCCTGGCGCGATGCGGTAATCTTCTCCTGGCCCTCAATCAGAACCGAAGCATCTGCCGCCTGGAATGACCGGGAACCAATCGGACTGGTATGGAAAAGAAAGGATAATACCTGGTGGCCAATAGACCACGGGTATATCAGCATGACGCCCGCAGAATATTCAGGTAGGCCATGTCTATTGAGCGCCGATGAAGATGGGCAGATCTGGGTTGTAGATAGGGATATATCAAGGGATAAGTATATCGACGCGGATACTCCAGGGAGCCCGTTGCCCTGGGAAGCAGAGCTTAGTTGGATGGGATCAGCGTCACAGAGAATAAAGTTCCTCACGGCAACCCTTCGCCGGTCGTTTCGCGGGCCAGATAAGGTGATGGTTGATTTCTACGATGACCAGCAGTCGGCCCCGATCGACGGATACTTCTCTCTCAAAGAAACCTATGACAACCCGAGTGAAGCACACCGAACATATTTGGATTCTTCTGCGAGTCTAGGAGATCTCGAGATCACAGTCCAGGATCTAGCAGGGTGGCCATCGTCTGGAGTGGTTACCCTGGGGGCTGACGACGATGGTGAAGTCGAAGAGACTGTCGGGTATACCCTCATCACTCTGCCCGACAAGATGACGGTATCAGAGCTAGCTCATAATCATTCGACCGGCTGCCCGGTAGAAATTAAGGACTGGGATCCAGGCGGACCACACGATCACGGCGCCGCACCTGGAGCAATAGCAACCTGTACCACCGATATAAAGATCACTGGGAACTATATCAAGGTTCGGCTGCACAACCTGGGAAGCGATGGGGAGTATATCGACGGGCCAGACAGGCCGATGGAACAACTAATCCTTCACGGGCGAGGGATATGATAACTCCAGAAATAGACTTAATGAACCCAACCCAGGAGGACTCCGAGAAGCTGCGAGACTTCCTGGAATATGCTAAATCGTTTAAGACCGAGTTTGTTTCGGCGGTTCCGGATGACGTACCGGACGATGATACCCTCTTCATAGTTGCCGCTGCCTCTGGAGTGAAAGCCTGTGTGGCCTATAACTCGAAGTTTTACGGAGTGGCCCTTGGAGAGCTGCCAATCACTGTTGTTACCTCATCGGGAGAGTTAAGAATAACAAATATATCCGAAACCGCCCCCACCTCACCGGTTTCCGGGCAGATATGGATAGAACTGTAAAGGAGAATGTATGATCTCAATAATAACGCCAGTTTATAAGAAGTCAAACGCTTATATCGAAGAGGCTTACGCGTCTTTAATAGCTCAGTCGTATAGAGACTGGGAGTGGATCCTGTTGACTAATGCCGGTGGAAAGATCCCCAAGGGAGTAGAGAAATGCAAGCGGGTAAGGGTATTCTCTACCAAAGATGACGACTATGGAGAAAGCCATAACCGGATCGGGAGATTGAAGAAAATAGCGTGTGAAAAGGCAAAGGGGGACATACTCGTAGAATTAGACGCCGATGATCTGTTGGTTCCCGACGCCTTGAAAGAAGTAGAGAAGGCGTTCAGGGATTCATCCGTTGTTATGGTGTATTCAAATAGCGCAGAGTTCAAGAACGGCACCTGGGAAGCGAAGCATTACTCGGACTACTGGGGATGGAAACACCGACCTTTTGAGTACAAAGGACACAAGTTAGACGAGATGATCGCCTGGGAACCATCCTCTCAGATGATGCGCTTTATTTTTTGGGCCCCAAACCATATTAGAGCGTGGAGAACAGACTCATACGAGCTGATCGGCGGCCACGACAAGACTATAATGACCGGAGATGACCACGATCTATGCTGCCGGTATTACATAAAATACGGAGCGAAGGGGATAAAGCATATTGATAAGTGCCTATATCTCTACCGGACACACGGCGACAACACCTGCGTGGTTTATAATCAGGACGTCCAGGCGCAGACGTTACGGAATTATTTGAAGTACAGCAGGGATATGGCAACAAAGTGGGCGGTAGATGGGGATCTTGAACTAATAGACCTGGGAGGGCGATTCGACCACTGGGAAGGATACTCTTCCGTCGATTTACTGGGTTGTGACATAGTTACAGACCTAAATGAAAGCTGGCCATTCCCACCAAATAGCGTTGGAGTAATCCGAGCATCCCATATATTCGAGCACCTCAAGGATCCGATCCACGCTATGAACGAAGCGTATAGGGTTCTGGCACCTGGCGGGTGGTTATTTATAGATGTCCCGTCGACGGACGGTCGCGGCGCCTTCCAGGATCCGAGTCATATATCATACTGGAACGAAAACTCATTCTGGTATTACACGGACAAGTTCTATTCAAAGTATGTCCCGAGTTTCAAGGGCCGCTTTCAGAAGAGTCGGATCGTCACCTACTTCCCGTCTGATTTTGAAAAAGACAATAATATCCCGATAGTTCAAGCAGACTTAATCGCAATAAAGGGCCCGTATTCTAAGCGGCCAGTAGGAGAAATATTGATCTAATGCCAGTTCTCAAAGTAAGAAATGAGAATAACACTGGTTGGTATGAGTTTGGAGCTCGGGGCCCGGTTGGTGGCCCTGGATCTCCAGGTAGCCAGGGGGTCCAGGGGTACCAGGGCATAGAAGGAACACAGGGCGTTACCGGTACACAAGGATTTCAAGGGCTGCGAGGTTATCAGGGTTATCAGGGCTCCCAAGGAAACCAGGGATACCAAGGCGACCAGGGTTCTACCGGAGCGGATGGAGCCCAGGGTTATCAAGGAGATACAGGAAGCCAGGGGTTCCAGGGGACACAAGGAGTAGTCGGGGCGCAAGGATTTCAGGGAAACACCGGCAATCAAGGGGAAGTAGGGGAGACGGGGTCACAGGGGGATACTGGGGCACAAGGAGTGCAGGGGTATCAAGGAGACCAAGGATCTACGGGGGCAACTGGATCACAAGGGGACCAGGGGGACACCGGCAGTCAGGGGTCAACTGGTAGCCAAGGAGTAACTGGCAGCCAAGGGGACCAGGGGACTACCGGGGATCAGGGGTCAGTCGGAGAAACAGGATCTCAGGGGGATACTGGATCTCAAGGCAACCAGGGTTATCAAGGAGATCAGGGGTCTACGGGATCAACGGGATCGCAGGGGAACCAAGGCGAAACAGGCAGTCAGGGCACGACCGGCAGCCAGGGTGTAACCGGTAGCCAAGGAGTACAGGGCTCAGACGGTACTCAAGGGGAGGTCGGAGAAACCGGTGCGCAAGGCGACACGGGAGCACAGGGAAACCAAGGTTATCAAGGTCATCAAGGATCTACTGGTACCACGGGCACACAAGGAGCCCAAGGCGCAACCGGGGCACAAGGAGCACAGGGAAATCAAGGATATCAAGGTCATCAAGGATCTACTGGTACCACGGGCACACAAGGAGCCCAAGGCGCAACCGGGGCACAAGGAGCACAGGGAAATCAAGGATACCAGGGTGTAGTCGGAGAGACAGGATCCCAAGGAGAGACAGGATCCCAAGGCGTAACGGGTAGCCAGGGCAATCAAGGTTACCAAGGCACTACCGGAAATCAAGGGGACCAGGGAACTACGGGGAATCAAGGTGAGGTAGGAGAAACAGGGTCTCAAGGGGTAACGGGTTCCCAGGGCAATCAAGGTTACCAGGGGTTCCAAGGAGTTACAGGATCGACGGGTACTCAGGGAGACCAAGGGGAAACCGGCAGCCAGGGTACGACAGGATCCCAGGGGGTTACCGGCGCGCAAGGCGAAATTGGATCAACGGGGCCACAGGGGGATCAGGGCGAAACTGGTAGCCAAGGCGTAACGGGTAGCCAAGGATCTACGGGTGCAAAGGGTGACCAGGGTGACCAGGGTGTTACCGGGGCGCAAGGAGTTACTGGCAACACTGGACCACAGGGGTTTCAAGGGCAGCAAGGGTCAACAGGCGGTACAGGGGACGTCGGCGCGGATGGTACTCAGGGAGACCAAGGAGCTACGGGCGCCCAGGGAACTACTGGTACACAAGGAAACCAAGGAACAACCGGAGCCCAAGGATCCACTGGATCAACCGGGGCGCAAGGAAACCAGGGAGACACCGGAGCACAAGGCGCAACGGGCACACAGGGGAACCAGGGTGTTACAGGCGTGCAAGGCGCAACCGGAACCCAGGGCAACCAGGGAGATGAGGGTGACCAGGGAAACCAAGGAACTACTGGATCGCAAGGGGCCACGGGAGCAGTGGGATCGCAGGGGCCAACCGGCAGCCAGGGCGTAACGGGAGAGACAGGGTCTCAGGGTAATCAAGGCGCAACCGGTACCCAAGGGTCAACAGGTGCACAAGGCACAACTGGCGCAAAGGGGGACCAAGGAGAGGTAGGGGACCAAGGATCAACTGGGGCCCAGGGATCCCAAGGGTCTATTGGCGATGTCGGTGCACAAGGGACAACAGGTAGTCAAGGTGTAACCGGTGATACTGGGGAAACGGGTTCTCAGGGGGCCACAGGTTCTCAGGGGGCCACGGGAGCAAAGGGTGACAAAGGAGAGACGGGAGACACCGGGGCACAGGGCCATCAAGGCGTTGTAGGGTCACAAGGAGCAACCGGGGCAGTAGGATCTCAAGGTCCAACAGGCAGTCAAGGGTCTACCGGTGAAGAGGGAGCACAGGGCGCACAGGGCGCAACCGGCAGCCAGGGATCAACAGGTGCACAGGGTTCGACGGGAGCAAAAGGCGATACGGGAGAAACTGGCGACCAGGGGGCAACTGGTGCAGTAGGATCGCAAGGGGCCACCGGTGCAGTGGGGTCTCAGGGTGCAACCGGAAGCCAAGGATCTACTGGAGCAACCGGAGCCCAGGGCAATATTGGCGTCACCGGCAGCCAAGGATTAACAGGAGCCCAGGGGTCTACCGGAACACAGGGTAACCAGGGAGATGATGGGGCTCAAGGGGCAACCGGGGCAGTAGGGTCGCAAGGAGCCACCGGCGCAGTCGGTACCCAAGGGCTCACGGGAACCCAGGGTAATACTGGAGCAACCGGAGCCCAGGGCAATATTGGCGTCACTGGCAGCCAAGGATTAACAGGATCTCAAGGATCCACTGGGACACAGGGAAATCAGGGCTACACTGGGGCTCAAGGCATTACTGGAGCAGTAGGGTCCCAAGGAGCAACTGGCGCCGTCGGAGCTCAAGGACTCACTGGAACCCAGGGCAACCAAGGAGCTAATGGGCCGCAAGGAGATCAAGGCGCCCAGGGGCTTTTAGGAAGTGTTCTTGCTCGCGCGGTAGCGATTTCTTCAGGAGGATATTTCAAGATAGGTACTGGAACGAAAAACTCGACCCTTGATGGAATACAAATTGATGATACAGAGATCGTGGGTCAGGTAAGCGGGTCCGATATGTTCTCAATAGGGACGGACGGGGTTATTCAGATAAACAGCCCGGCAGGGCTTGATATTTCTTCTGGAGGGGATATAACATTTACGGGAGATTATAATACTTTTGCAATAGAT